CCTGATGAACCGTCCGTACCAGTTCTTCCGCCAGTTGTACGACGAGTTGCTTGCGGCTTCCGACAAGTACGGAGACAACTGGGCCTTCCGTTCCAACGTGCTGTCGGACATCCCGTGGGAGAGCGTTGCTCCCGATATCTACGAGTTCACCCCGCACAACTACGACTACACCAAGTCGTTCGCCCGTGCCGTCCAATCGCTCGACTGGGATGTTGCCGATGTGCGGTTGACCCTGTCGTACTCGGGTCACAACTGGTTTGACTGTCGTGAATACCTTACGATGGGCGGCAACGTCGCCATGGTGTTCAACACCAAGCGCAAGGTCGATCTCCCCACCCACTTCGAGGGGTTCCGTGTCATCGACGGCGACCTGTCCGACTTCCGTTGGGCCGATCCGCAGGGTTGCATCGTGGGCCTCCGTGCCAAGGGCAACATCAAGCCGTCGCCGTTCGTCGTTCACGCAGGATGATCTAGTTCCTAGACAGAAAGGAAACGCCATGACTACCAGACAAGACATCGACATCCTGACCCGCCGCATCAACAAGTGCATGGGAGAAACCCGCGAGTTCTACCATGTGGTCAACGGGAACTGCCGTTGGCACCTTCGGGACGAGAGCGGGCGTGAGTACTGCACCACCAGCAGCAAGGCCGAGATGGTCCGAGTTCTTGAGGCAATGCTTCTCGGGATCAATCTCGGGCTGAGCCGAGCCGCCGTAAATCACGGTTGGAACGCCATCAACGAGGAAACGCCATGAACACACGCAACGACATCAACAACCACCGTGTCACCGAGGATGTGGACATCTACGTCGAACGCAACGGAGTCGCCATCCGGGCCACCTTTGAGGTGAAGGTCAGGGTCACTCGCTCCGAGTCCCAGCCGGGCCTGAGAGAATGGTCCCACGAAGTCGAGGAGCGGTACCCCATCTACGTCGGGTACGGAGATGACTTCGGTCGTGAGTTGGAGTGGCGGTACGGGGAGAACATGCCGTCCCGCATCGTCAACGCCCTCGAAGGACTGGAAGGCCTGATCGCATCCGAGATCGAGCGCAAGGTCCAGCAGTACCGCATTTGACAAATCCGATATCACTGGTAGCATTCACTGAGTCGGGGATTGTTTCCCTGACAGAATCTAGTTCCTAGACAGAAAGAGAGAACGCCATGAACCTGACCGTCACCATCGCCCCCGAGTCGTTCGCCTCCATCAAGGCCGCCGTCGTGTCCGAGTTGCAGCAGCCCACGCTGATCGGAACCAATCCGCCAGTCCGGGCCGTTGCCGAGGAGATCATGGAGAGGCACGGGGACGCCCTCGTCAACTCCATCGTGGACACACGGATGGATGACCTCGCCCAGCGAATCGCGGAGCAGACCGACAAGTCGGAAGTCGCAGCCCACATCGACATGGGCGACCTCGCCTCCGAGATCAGTTGCCGCAGGCTGTCCGAGTACTTCGACATGACCGACCTTGCCGAGGCCATGTCCGACAACGTGGACACCGACGATCTGGCGGATCGCATCGCCAACAACCTGAGCATCGACACCGACACCGTGGTCGAGAAGGTGGCCGAAAACATCAACGACTCGGACATCGCCCGTGAGGTGGCCGAAGAGTTGAACCTTGAGGACGTTGCCCTCGCCATCAACGAGGCAGGCCTTGCCCGGGAGATCGTGCGCCAGTTCATCAACAACGAGGAGTTCCGCAAGTCATTCATGGAGACGCTGCTGCTGACCATCAGCCAGTCGATCACCAAGTAAATCCTTTCTGATCCCACGGTGGGGCGCGCATACCGTGGCTTACCCAACCAACGCGCCTTGGCTATTGACAAATCCTTTCCTTGTGGTAATATTCACTCATGGAGAGATCCCGTTTCCTGATATCGGAATCCGTCAATCGCACTTGGGAACTTGTCCAAGCGGGCAAGAAGGAGGACGCATTCAACTTCGCTTCGCTCGTCCTGTGGCGCGTGGAGCATCACCAATCGTGGCTTACCGACAAAGAACTTCACTTCATCAGCCTGTGTCTCGCATTTCGTCCGCGCCGTAGGCGCACAACTTGATCTAGTTCCTAGACAGAAAGAGAAAGAACAATGGCACGCAACACCTATCGCAGCATCGCAGATCTCGCCACCATCCCCGTCCCCGTCGCCACCGAATCCTATTGCCCTGTCCCGCAGGATCGTTTGTGGAACATGGCAATGAGCACGTTTGAGCGGTATGGCTACACGGTTCGCAAGGAAAACCACATGGTCCACCGCAAGCGTCCCGTCTTCGTGTCCACCATCGAGATTCACGCCCCTTGGATGGCCGATCAGGATTCCAGCACGTTCACGGTGGGCATGATGAACTCGTACGACCGCACCATGTCGGCTCGGATCATCTTCGGCAAGACCATCTTCGTCTGCTCCAACGGGCTGATCTTCGCTGACCATGTCCTCCGCACCAAGCACACGACCCATGTCTGGGACCGTCTGCCGGGCATGGTCGATGCAGCGGTACTTGCTTTCAAGGCCGAGGCCAAGAATCAGCAGGACCGCGACCAGTTTCTTCGGGATCTCACGACCTCGGATACGGACCTCGCCAAGTTCACGGTCGAGATCGCCCGTCGTGGCATCCTGCCCAAGGCCAAGATGCTGGACTTCTACGAGGAGTCGGTCAAGCCGTCGTTCGACTACCAGACCGATGCCCTGTGCCTGTGGAATCTTCAGGCCGCGTACACGCATCTCGCCAAGGAGATGAACCCGGTCGAGCGTCCGTCCCGCGTCATGGCCTTCGACCGCACCCTCTCGGAGTACTACGCAATCGCCAACTGATACAATGGGGTCGCCGTTAGTCACGGCGTTCTCCTCTCTTTCGAGCCCCTCGTATCCATTTGGATACGGGGGGTTTTTATATAGGTGTATGATTCCGTCTAGGAACTAGACTCATGCGCCAAAGCAAACTCGATAGAGAGATGGTTGAACTGGGTCGCCAGCGATACACCAATCGCACGGACAAGGCCCATCGCCTGAGTGCAGAGAGCAACACCATCCCCGGGCGGATGATGCTGAATCGCTGCACCACGGAACTGGCCAAGGAGATCGACGCTTGGGTCACCAAGGCTTCCTCGGGGCCGGGCCGTCGCCATCGCTGCTTGCCGTTCTTGGTGCAGATCTCGCCCGAGAAGGCCGCCGTGATCGCCGCGAAGGTCATCATCGACGCCCTGTCCACCGAGCGGATGCTGACGGGGACCTGTATCGCCGTTGGTCGTGCCGTCGAGGACGAGATCCTGCTTCAGGACTTGGCCGACAACAACCCGGACTTCCTGCGGACGGTGCAGAAGAAGACGTTCAAGCGGGTGGGCCAAAAGTTCAAGCGGCGATTCGCCCGAGAGGCCGCCAAGGCGGTCGATCTCGTCACCAAGCGGTGGGCCAAGGCCGATGCGCTTGCGGTCGGGCTGCTGTTGGTCGAGATGCTGGCCGCCCGCACAGGGGTCATCGAACTGCTGACCAAGTTGAATGCCCGGGGTCGCCGTTACTGCGTGATTCAGCCGTCCAAGGAGATCCGCAAGTGGATCAAGGACTGCCATGAATACCATGAGACGTTGGAACCGATGTTCCTGCCCATGGTCGAGAAGCCTCTGGAGTGGAACAACCCTTGGGTGGGCGGTTACGCATCGCTTGAGTGGAAGCCGCGTCCGCTGGTGAAGAGCCGCTCCAAGGCGTATCAGGAGTCACTGTCATCATCGCTCTCGCCACAGGTGTATTCCGCCGTCAACTTCGTGCAGAACACCCCGTGGACCATCGACGGGTACATCCGTGATCTCGTCAAGGAGTGCTGGAAGGAGGGGCTGCCGCTCGATGGCCTGCCTCCCAGCCGGGACGAGGCCCTGCCCACCAAGCCCGTTGACATCGACACGAATCAGGAAGCCCGCAGGAACTGGCGCAAGCAGGCCGCGAAGGTTCACTTTCTGAACGAATCCTACGAGTCACAGCGGCTGCTCACCCTGAAATCGCTGTTCGTGGCCGACAAGATGGCGGAACACAAGTACCTCTGGTTCCCGCACCAGTTGGACTTCCGTGGTCGTGGATATCCGCTGCCCCTGTTCCTGCACCCACAGGGCGTGTCGTATGCCAAGGCCATGCTGCGGTTTGCCGATGGCAAGCCGTTGCACGACGATGCCGCCCAGTATCCCCTGTACCTACAGGTCGCCAACAAGTACGGCCTCGACAAGAAGCCCATCAAGGAACGGCTGCGGTGGGTCGAGGAGAACCGCAGGGCCATCGAGTCCATCGCCTCCGACCCGTGGTCGAACCGGATGTGGACCGAGGCCGACGAGCCGTTCGCCTTCGTGGCCGCCTGCCGTGAGATCGCGGGTTTGTGGAAGCACGGCAAGGGATTCGTCAGCAGCCTGCCCATCGCCATGGACGCCACGACTCAGGGCCTCCAGATCTACTCGATGCTGCTGCGTGATCCGGTCGCCGCCGTGGCCACCAACGTGACGCCTTCGGATGCTCCCTCGGACCCGTACCAGTTCGTGGCCGACAAGGTGATTGCCAAACTGGTCACCTCGGACGATCCGATGGCCAAGGAACTGCTGAGGTTCGGCATCGACCGCACGACCACCAAGCGGCAGACCATGACCCTTCCCTACGGGTTGACGCTGCATTCGTGCATCGGCTACACCCGTGAATGGCTGGAGGACAAGATCCGAAAGCAGGGCCACAATCCCTTCGGGCTGGAGATGTACAAGCCCGTGGCTTTCCTCGGGAAGATCATCTGGGAGTCCATCGGGGATGTCGTTGGCTCTGCCCAGCGGGGCATGAAGTTCATCCGTGACTGCATGTCGGTCCTGATCGAACACGATGTCACGCCGTTCTGGATGACGCCCATCGGGTTCCCGGTGCGGATGCGCTACGAGAACTACGATGTGATCACGGTGTCCACCCGCATCGGGGCCAAGGCCAAGGTGCTGTCCCTGCGGCAGGAGAACGGCGTCCAGTCCAAGCGCAAGGCCCTGAACGGAGGCCCCGCCAACTACATCCATTCGCTGGACGGCTTCGGCGGGCTGCTTGGCCACACGGTGAACATGTGCGCCGCCAACGGCATCCATCACCTCGGCTCGGTGCATGACCAGATCCTGACGCTGTCGGGTGATTACATGAAGGTGAGTTCGTGCGTCCGAGAGGCCACGGTTGACATCTTCTCCCGGGATCTCCTCCGTGAGTTCAGGGAGGGGGTATTGACATTTCT